TCCAAGAATGGGCTAGTCTTACTATTAACGCAGTTAAAGAAGGTGCTGAGTTACCTGAACACCCTGGCTTTGATCAAATCTTAGCTATGGCTAGACAGTTAATTCAACCAGCTCCACAACAACAAATGCCACAAGAGGCAGAACAAGGACCAATGTAAATGGAAAAATACCGTGAGTCAGCCGAGAAGAGGCTGGGTAATAAAAAATCATACGGTAATCATAAAATACATCCTGAAGAACTAGCGCGAATGGCTCATGTAAAGGGCCATTTCGCTGCTAAAGAACGAGATGAATTTTTTGATGAAGTGTATGGTGAGGTTTTGGTAGACTACTTTGTTGAGTGGCTTAAAACCGATCCTCACGAAACTAAGACACGAGAGTTTCTCTACTCTTCTGCGATGGCACTAGGTAGTGTCAAAGAGAAAATGACGAACTTTGAGATGTACGGGAAAAATATCCCACACCTGATGGAGGACAACAATGGCAAAACGAATAATTGATTACCCACAGCTTGTTAAAAACTATGACATTATGATTGAAACACTTGAATATGATTCAATGCGTAGTGGTGGCAAAGCTAAACTTAATGCTGAAACTCTTTATTATATGCATCAATTAAAAAAGCACTATGAAGATCAATTAAGCAAAAAGAAAACAGCGCCTAAAGCTGTCCCTGAAAAAAAGGGAGGTAATTAACAATGAATAATCCTGAAGCAAATACAGACTCTACCCCTATGGATGATTCTGTGCCTATGGACACAAGTCAAACTGAAGAGGCTTTGCTGGCTGACATTATACGAAACTCCGATTTCGTAGATACTCTACCCGAAGAGCAAGTACCGCAGTTAGACGCGGAAGAATCTGATGATGAAGACCCAGAACTATCAGAGGAAGCCGATAACGTTGATGATGAAGAAGAAGTAGAAATCGAAGAAGAAGAAGCTGAAGATGCGGATGATACGTCTACCCAAGATGCTGAAGTGTACACTACTGATGATTTAGACTTGGATGCGCAAGTACTCGTTAAAATAGATGGCGAGGAAGTTGCAGTTTCCTTTAGTGACCTTATTAAAGGTTACTCTACTGAACAACATCTTTCTAGCAAGGGTCGTGAACTTGGTGATGCAAGGAAACAAATGGAAGAAGAATATGAGCAAAAAGTTGGTGAAATAAACAGCATGGCTCAAGCTTCTGCTGCTGTACTGTATGATGCAGAACAACAGCATGCCAATGAATATCATAAAATCGAAGCGGCTATTGAAAAAGCTCGTGACGAAGGCGACACCTACGAAGTGAATGAACTTAAAGATAAGCGCGAACAAGCTCAAAAGAATTATTGGGCAGCACGACAACGTCGTGAAGGGCTTGTTGAAAACATTCAAAAACAAGAACAAGAAGCAGAAACAAAAGAGTTTCAAAAACAATTGGAACACTTTAATGAAGTAATTCCCGAAATGATTCCAGACTTTAACGAAGAAACAGCTATGGCTATTCGTGAGTTTGCTATTGAAGAAGGTATTTCTCCTGAAGTTCTTGATGTAGTAGTTGATCCTGTACTTATTAAATTTGTTGATGACTACAGACGACTAAAACAAGGTGTAAGCAAAGGCGCGGCTAAGCGTAAAACTACAAGCGTTAAGAAAGCCCCTGTTCGAAAAGCAAAGACTAGAACTCAAAAAGAAGTTGATGCAAATGAACGGATAAGGCAACGAGCGCTTAGTGAAGACGCTAGCCAAGATGATCAAATGGCATTTCTAAGAAAATTTGCAGAACGCTCTCTTTCAAATATTTAATACCTCGGAGGTATAATTAAAATGGCTAATAATCTTGGCGTACGCGGCACAGGCGGTCCAGCAGGACCAGCTCGCGGCACTGGCAAAGATGTCTCACAGCGTGAGGATCTTGCAAACTTTATCACGATGATTACTCGTGACGAAACTCCTTTCACCTCTTCAATCGGAAAGGCAAAGGCAACTGCTATTTATCACGAATGGCAGACAGATACACTGGAATCTCCAGGCAACTCACGTATTGGTGAAGGTACAGACTATATTGCACCAGCATCAGGTGGTGGTACAGGGACTCCTGCAGTTGGCGACAAGTTCGCTATCGATGGTCCAAACCGTACTCGTTTGGGTAACTACACCCAAATCAACGGTAAGACAATTGCCGTATCAGGCACACGTCGTGCAGTCGATCAGGCTGGCGTAGCTGACGAGTATGCATACCAGCTGAAAAAGCGTGGTACAGAACTTCGCCGTGACGTAGAATTTGATATGATTCACTCAATGAACGTATCTAACGCAGTAGGCTCACAGAACGCTAATTCTCGTGCAGCAGGTGGCTACCAGTCATTTATCAACTCAGCAACAACTGTTGACTACGTTGGTGAATTCCAAGCTCCTTCAGCTGCAACTACAGGCGCAGGGACAGATGCAGACGGTACAGCTACTGTACGTTCAACCATTGCAGGTTCAACAACTGCACCTGATCGTGATCCATTGGCACTGACTAACATTGATAGTGTCATGCAGAAGATCTATGAACAGGGTGGTAAGGCAACAAAGATCATGTTGTCACCAAAGCTTCGCCGTGACTTCTCTGACCTGATGGTTGGCGACACAGGCGTACAGCGTAACATTGATGAGTCAGGCAAGCTACGTCAGTCAGTAGACGTATACATGTCAGACTTCGGTGACCTGATGGTAGTGCCTAACTACATCATGGGCTTGACAAATAACTTTGCATTTACAGGCGACAACAATGTTGCTCACAGTGGTGCAGGTGTAACTAACTTGGCTAACTTTGCAGCATTGGTATACGATCCAATGTGGTTCGCAACTGC